CAGCACCGTTTCTTTCAACATTAGCAAGCTCTATGGGTGCGTTTGATGCACCACCAACTCCATTAGTACCATTACCTTGTGCCGCACCACCACCGCCACCAGCGTAAATTTGATCAGCGTTATTATACGGACCAGTGGATCTTGAAAGACCGCCACCACCCGCACCACCACCGCCACCATAAATTACCGAGTTATTATATATTGTTACTGGATATGATAAAGAGATTGCAGTACCTCCGTTACCACCATTACCACCAGTAGGAGAAGCAATAGTACCGCCAGCACCACCATTACCACCTCTTCCAATAATTTCAGAGTTATTTACAATTGTTATCGTAGAACCACTTGGCCAACCTGTGCCAGTAGTAAATGATGAAACTCCTAATGTATTACTACGTATTAACACATTGTTATTAAAGGTAACATCATACGGGACACTAAAAGATCCGTAATTTGCAACTATCCAATCCCACAAATTGAAACCTGTTGTATTAGAAGTAGTTAATGTAGCATTAATGACATATCTTCTTGATGTATTATAAAATTTACTAACAGATATGGCACCACTTGTTGATACATTAGAATTTACTGAAGTGGTGAAATTAGGCACATAAGTACCACCTCTATAATATTCACTCAAACTAATAGGGTTTGTTCCAGTAAACTCTGTTTGTATTTCAGATAATTTTAAGAAACCTGAACTTTTAATAGCCATTTAATGCCTTTACCAATTGATTTTTTCTTCTTCATCATCTTCGAATGATGGTATATTTATCGCAAAATCTTCAGGCTTTAACATATACTCACCATCACGCCTGCGATTAAGATTCTCCATTGCATATTTATTCATTCTTGCGGTCGCTGCTCCTTCAGGTGTTCTATAATATTCAGTCAATTTAAGACTACGTTTTAGTTTATCTTCTTGACTATGTGTTCTTACATTACCACAACTGCGACTACAATATGGTCCTCTTTTAGAGTGTTCAGTGCCACATCTAGGACATTCTTTCATGCTAATAGATTATTGATATAATAAACTGCTTCAGTCTCGCTAGTGAAATATCGTATTAGAACTTCATCACTAGCGATAGACTGAAACAGTAACAATACATTATCACCACATATTGAAAACTTAATAATCCATCCTCCCCTAATAACAGGGATAAAACTTTTTGTATTACTTCTTATTGCCTGAAAAGGCGTAATTTCCTTGGATGATTTGTTTTGCATTTTCTGTACCAGTTTCCATAAATTTTACCATACTATCTAAGTATGTATTCTTTTCAGAACCTGAGAATTTACTAAATGCATCTACATATGATTTAACTGCACCAACTTGGACATCAATCAAATCTACTGCCAACTCTTGTGTTTTCTTTGTATCAAACATGATTCTTTTTCCTTAATGAACGGGCTTCAATTAATGTATCTACCATAATTTTAATGAAATTTTTAATCTTTTCTAACATTTTTGTCCTCTTTAGTAAAGGCCTCACAATGAAGCCTCTACTATTATATATCAAAAAATGACACAATGCAACAATAATTTAAGATGATATATTTACAACCTTCGCATTAGATATTTTCACTTGGGCATCTTCTTGTTGTATCCGTGCTAAGATATAATCTTTTACCAATGATGACCTAACTATATCTTCAACGGTGAATTCAATCCGTGTAAATGCTGCCATATGCATAGCAATATCAAAGAACTTTAATATGCCACTCATATCATTCTTACGTTTGGTTAAATCTGTTTGCCTATAATCACCACACCATATAATTTTAGACCTATAACCTACCCGTGTCATAACAGTATCAATCTCTTCAAAATTCAAATTCTGCATCTCATCTACAATAATGATTGCATCATCAAATGACATACCACGAATGAATGAGGTTGATATGAACTGAACATAACCTTGTTCTTCTAATCGTTCCCATGCATCTTTACGATCAAATAAGGTATGACAGATTTGTTTGTATGGTTGCTGGTAGATATCCATTTTTTCATCTACATCACCAGGCAAGTGTCCCATCTCTCTTGACTGAACTGCAGACCTAACTACAATAACTTTCTTGAATGGATTTGATTTGTCTAAAACTTCTTCTAGTGCTTTGTATAATGCACAGAATGTTTTACCTGTACCTGCAACTCCGTGTAATGCTATAAAATAATCACCGTGTCTATATGCTTCAAAGAATGACTTTTGGTTCTCTGTTAATGGTTGAAATGTTTTTAGGTCATCAATTCTGATTTTAAGTGTTTGATGAGTCTTGGTTGTTTGTCTTTCAACGACATTATTTGCAGATTGTTTTCTGGACATATTATTCCCTTTAAATGGGCTCTGTGTATTTTACACGATACCCAACTGTTATAGTATTCTTCAGATAACAAAGCATTTCTTGTAAATATTTCATATGTTTCAAAATATGAACAAGGCGCTCTTGTTTTGCATAAATGTAATATTGTGCGTTTGAAATTCTCCTTTCCGTATTGTTGAACATCTTTCTTTACTTCATCAGAGGAAGACCAATAGGTCAACCAATCAGATTGTTTTCTGATTTTCTTTTTCTTACCTTTGATTTGTTGTGTACCAGATTTGGTAAAGAACTTACGACCGATATACTTTTTACCAGTCGTAAGATTCTCTATGAGATAAACGAAACCGTAATAGGTTTCTACATCTTCTTGTGTGAATTCAATATTATTATAAAACCATGTCATAATAATATATAGTCAATTAGATATCTTCGTTTTGATATTCTTTATTTACTATCAGATATTCAGCACAGAACGGACAATATGTGGGACTATCTTCACAATCATCCTCATCGTAAATTATTTTATACTTTGAGTCACAATTGTCACAGTGGTGTTTTAAAATCATTTTCTATTCCTTATGATGCTTTCCCCCATACATCTCCCCATGAACCTCCTAATGCACCCTTTGCGTAATCTGTAGCACGATTCTCAAAAAAGTTTGTATGAACTGGTGCATTGATCATCTCTTCAACCCATGGTAAGGGATTGCGTTTAACTTTAAATATGCCTTTAAGACCCAATGATATCAGTCTACGATCAGCAATATATCTTATATATGTTTTAACATCTTCTGGTGTTAAACCTTCAATTGCACCTAAATTGAAACATAAATCAATGAACTTATCTTCCAACTCAACCATTCTCTCTGCAATACTATAAATTCTTTCTTTCAACTCATCATTCCATATCTCTTTGTTCTCTTCAATAAATGTTCTAAACAACTTGATCATAGACTCAGCGTGCATTGTTTCATCTACAATAGACCATGTAATAATCTGTCCCATACCCTTCATCTTACCATGACGAGGGAAGTTTAATAACATAATGAATGAACTAAACAACTGCATACCTTCAGTAAATGCACTGAATACAGCAATATGTGTTGCAGTATTATCTAAGGTAGAATTCTGTCCTGATATATCTGTTACATAATCATGTTTCTCTACCATCTCTTTGTATTCCATGAATTCATTATAGGTAGACTCTGGCATACCTAATGTTTCAATGAGATGACTATATGCCGCAATGTGTAATGCTTCTCGTGCTGCAAACCCCATCAACATCATTCTAACTTCAGGTTGAGGAAAATGAGGCAGATAGTTATTAACATAACCACCTGCAACATCAATATCACCTTGAGTAAAGAATCTAAAAATGTTAGTAAGAAATTTCTTTTCTTCGTTTGTTAGTTTCTTCTTCCAATCTTTAACATCTTCTAACATAGGTACTTCACTATGAATCCAATGTGATTGTTCATGTTTCAACCATGCATCATATGCCCATGGATAGTTAAATGGTTTGAATGATACTCTCGTGTCTGTCAGTTTTGATTTTGTTTTTGCGGCGTTCATATTTCTTTGCTCCAATAATTGTTACATTGCTTTCTGTTTCTATCCAAACTCTTGCTCCACAAGATAAAGGTTTATCTGGACTATACACTATTTTTGAAGGACCGTCAATAGATACTTCATGACCATAAGTGTTTGTCTTTCCTTGTTTAATTGTGAGAACTGGTTCATTTTCTTTGTGTATTCTGTTACTCTTTATTATGTGTTGATTAACATGAATAATAGTTTTCATTACATTAGTCCTAGTTTCTTCCAATCTTCACGAATCTTATTCTTTACATTGATAGGCAATGCAACATAATCTAATTCATCTGCTAACTTATCACCACTAGTAAATGCCCAATCAAAGAACTTCAATGCATCTTTAACTTGAACGGGGTTGGTTGGTTTAACATGAACTAATATGAATGTAGCACCACTGATAGGCCATGCACCTTTACCAGATTGATTAGTTAAGATTTGATAGTATGTTTTGTTCCACTCTGCATTAGCAGCGGCAGCACGGAATGCATCTTCATCTGGTGTAACCCATGTGCCTGCAGCATTTTGAACTTGAACCCAATTCATTTTAGTTTGTTTAACATAAGCATACTCAACATAACCAATAGAATTAGGTAATTGCTTAACCATTGCTGATACACCTTCGTTACCTTTACCACCAGCACCTTTTTTCCAATTAACTGCCGTGCCTTCACCAATTGCATCTTTAAACTCTTTATTAACTTTACTTAGATAGTTTGTCCAGATGAATGTTGTACCACTACCATCTGCCCTACGAACAATATTAATCTCTTCACTTGGCAATGGTAACTTAGGGTTCAGTGCTTTGATTGCAGGATCATCCCATTTAGTAATCTTTGCTAGATAGATGTCAGCAATGATAGTACCAGTCAATCGTAACTGACCTGCTTCAATACCTTTAACATTAATAACAGGAACAACACCACCAATTACTGTAGGAAATTGAAACAACCCAATCTCTTTTAACTTATCATCTGTCAATGGCATATCACTTGCACCAAATGCAACTGTCTTTGCTTCAATCTGTTTAAGACCTGCACCCGAACCTACACTTTGATAATTGATTTGCATATTTGTTGCTTTGTTATATGCTTCTGCCCACTTGGCATACAATGGTGCAGGGAATGTAGCACCTGCACCTGTTACTTGAGCATATGCAATGTTTGATACTAATAATAGAACTGTAAGTAATGTTTTCATTTTTTTATCCTTCGCAAGCTAGACACTCGTTACCCTGAGCAATGGCAGTCATGTCTAATTCTTTAATTATGTTTCGCTCAATTCGTTTTGATATCTTATCTGCCTTACCAATCTTTTCACTACGGCAATAGTATAGTGTTTTCAGTCCACGTTTCCATGCTAAGAAATGACAAGCATGTATGTATTTGATATTTGCATCTGGTCTAAAGAATAGATTTAATGATTGTGATTGGTCAATATACAATTGTCTATCTGCAGCATGTTCAATTACCCATCGTTGATCTATTTCCATTGATGTTTTGAATACATCTTTTTGATATGCATCTAAAATATCTAGGTGTTGAACTGAACCATCATTAGCAATAATACTAGACCAGATATCATTATAATCATTTTGGTTAACTAAACCAGAATCATTTGCTAATTTAGTTTGAATGAATCTATCTAACCATTTGTTCTTTGCTAATGACGATCCAGATAATGTATCTTGGCGATAAGCATTAGCACGATAAGGCTCAATAGAAGGACTAGTGTTTCCCATAATGATAGAACTGGAAGCATTTGGTGCAATAGCCATAAGATGGGAGAAACGCAAACCACTGCCAACAGCATCTGGAGCTTCTCCTCTAAGTTGCCCCAACTCTTTATTGGCTTCATCTAGTTTACTCCTTATATGTTTGAACATTCTAATGTTAGCAGATTTAGCAGATGCACTTTCAAATGCAATTAGGTTCTTTTGTAGATACGCATGAAAACCGAGAGCCCCAACACCAATAGACCGTTCACGCATAGCAGAATATCGTGCCCTTGATATGCTGTCAGGAGCATTATCAATGAAATACTGAAGAACATTATCGAGCATCTCTGCGGTGTCTCTAAGAAATAATTTGTCATCTTTCCAATCATCATAATACTCCAAGTTAAGTGAAGATAAACAACATACTGCTGTTCTATCTTTATTAGTCGGTAGAATAATCTCACTACACAAATTGCTTTGTTGAATCTTTAATCCTAATTTCTTTTGAAACTCTGGCATCTTAGCATTACTTGTATCAATGTAATGAACATATGGTTCACCAGTCAACATTCTATTCTCTAATAGTTTTTGCCATAACTCTCTTGCAGATACAACTTCACGAACAACACCTGAATTAGGATCTTTTAGTTCCCATGAATCATCTGCCTGTAGATCATACATTGACCGTTCAACTAATCGCATGAAGTCATCTGTTACATTAACACCATGATGTAGATTCAATGCACGAAGATTTTGATCACCAGTAGGTTTTCTCATATCAAGAAACAATAGAATATCTGGATGTGATATATCTAAGTATGCAGCATAACTACCTCTACGTGTTCTGCCTTGACGATATGCTAAACAACTTGCATCATATGTTTTTAGATGTGGCATGATGCCTACTGATTTATCATCTGAACTACGAATACCTAGACCAATACCTACACCACCACCTAACATTGATAACCAGTTAACCTCCGATAAGCAATCGACCAGACCTTCTGCACTATCATGCAGATAAGGTAGAAAACAAGAAATAGGCAACCCACGCCTACTCCTCCCAAAAGAAAGAATAGGAGTAGAATATGACAACCAATGCTTACTGGAATAATCATAAAGACGTTGACCATGATCTGAATCAGTTGCGAACATTTTTGATACATAAGCAAATCTCTCTTGTGGTGAAACTTCGTCATCTTTCATGTAACTTTCTTTTAGTCTTTTCAAACCCAACTCATCAAACAAACTATCTCTACTGTAATCTATTACTATCTCCGACATTTCATACTCCATTTTTATTGTTCTATAAATTCTTTTATCATAGGAAAAATTGGTTCAATTATATTTGCACATTCTATTGCAACTTCTCTGTGTTCTTTTTGTGTACCGTTGCCACTTCGTAATTGTATATAATGTATCCAACTTCTCACTGTGCCATTCATGTATAACTTAGACATGGTCATACCTTCTGGCATTACTGCTCTTGCTTGTTCTTTCGCAATACCATTATCTATTGCCCATTGATAAGCATTCATTGCATGATTAGATACTACTACTTGATGCATACGCCATTGATTCTCTAATTCTTCATTATCAGTTTCAATACTATTTTGACGATTCTTTGTATCTTGTAGTCTTGCTTCTTTGTATTCAACACCTAATATTGTTGCATTAGCATATCGTTGACTAAACTCTTGAAAACTAAAACTACGGTGTCTTAAAATCTGTCGTGCAATATCTCTTGTTGTTGATATCTCTAAACAAATATTGACCATCTCAAAGGGTGACCAATGATTGTTTTTAATCAAATAACGAATTAACTTTTGAGAATTCATCATATTGATTTGATTATCGGGATTAGATACTCTTGCACAGTGCGCCACTTGTGTTTCTATATCACCAGCATATCCATGAAACTTACTATAATTAATTAACTTTACTTGCATAATCTATACTTTCTTCCAAAATGTAAACTTAGTCTGTGCTCTGAGTCCCTCAAATGTATTACTACTTATAATATCCTGTAAGTCACTTTGTGACATTCCATTCATAACCATCTCATTAATATCTTTTCCTTTGATTGTATCAGGCCAAATTACTACATTATGACCTAACTTGATTGCATTTTGCATTAACTTCATTACTTCTTTATTACGTGGTTCATTGTCATAAATCAAAATTATTTTTTCTGCTTTAATATTTTTTGCTGTCAATGCAAGATTAGAATCACCTGATGCAAGGCAGTTATTTAGAAACAAAGAATCAATTGGTCCTTCTACGATATACACTGGTTGTTTTAAATCAATTCTATCCATACCATAGACTAGTTTCTCATTACTTTCATTTGTGCGTATTGTAACGTATCTTAACTTCTCACTGGCATTTTCTAATGCACGACCAGATATCGCAACTAAACTATTGTTTTCATCATAGAATGGTATCACTAGTCGTTTATCTGCAGTTATCTCTTTTCCATGGTTTGGAAATATTTCATCACAGAACTTCTTATAATTATCAGTATAATACAACATACTGAGAATATCTTTGGTCATCTTACGTGATTCACAATACTTAATACAAAAATGTTCTTTTGATAGTTTATCACATCTTTCTGCATTTTCATATTGTATATTAGTATTCAATTTACCAAACTTAAAAGATGGCATTTCTATTGCAATCTTTACTTTATTATCCTTAAATACTTCACCAGATTTGTATCGTTCCATTAGATATTCTTTGAATAGACTACCATCTAATGTTTTAATAAGATTGCCAATACTCATACTCTGCCCACAATTGTGACAGCGATAGAATAGATTGTTTACTTTACGGTAGATATAACCCCGCATTTTGCTGAGATTCTTTTTAGAATCCCCACACAAAGGACAACGGCAAGCAAAGAGATAATCTTGCTTGCGCTGAAACTTTTCAAATCTTGGGGTTAATAGAAGAGTATACTTAAGATCAATAGATAATGACATGATTCACCATAATAAAGAAACATTATAACACAAACTACTCAATAAGACAATGTAAAACTAGATCATTACCTAAAATAACTTATCTAGTTTTATATGTGCCAATATGTAACCAATAACAACTGCACCACCAAATATCATGAAACGCCA